ACAATTTCACAAGAGTCTCCAGAGCAAGCCATTGTTTGCATAGACACTGTGTTATCTTCACTCTCATAATCTGATAGCTCTGACCAATCAATACTTGTAGGCATCTCTGCTAGTAATGCTTTGTATGCTTTCTTATTTATCTCTTGGTAAGGTGCTTGCTGGTATGAGTGATCTGAGTGTGGTAAAAATGACACACCTGACATCTCATCAAAGTATTCATACACAAATGCACCTACATCCATCCACTCTTCATCACGTACTGTTATAGTAACTGAAGGCTTATGCTCACACCAGTGACGTTGATAAGCTAACCATAACTCTAACTGCTCGACAGCAGACATATCGTTACGTGTCACTGACTTCTCAGGTGACTTAACTGGGAAGCTAAACACAACTGTAGAGTCAGGCTTCATAACACAAGGCTCGTTAGGTATACCTCTGTCAATCATAAACTGTGTTAGCGGATCTTTATTGTCACCTCTTACAGTACGAATATAGTAGGGGCTGTGTCTCGCATGGATTCCACTGGCGCTATCTACAAGCTGTGAAACCGTTCCACTAGGTTTTACGCAGCTGATAGAAGTACTAGCAGGTATACCTAATAGATTAGCCCACTCAGCATTAGTAGATACAGCGACAGAACGCAGGTGCTCTAGTGTTTTCTTCAGACCTCTATTCTTCTGTGTCATTAATGGGTTGTCCATGATACCTGTCATAGATACACCAAGCAACCTCTCTTCTGCTGTATTGTTCTGCCATACTTTACGTAGGTAAGGAAACTTAATCATAGTAGATTGTATTGTACCTAAGATAGTAGCAAGCTTAACCTTACGCTCCAGATCCTCTAGTGTATCGGTAGCTCTTACCACACATTCTGTTAAGTTACAGAACTGATACGGGCGTAAAATTATTTCGCTGCAAGGATTAGTTCCGAACTCATAGTTAGGGTCACGTCTTCCAAACTTAGCCGCTTGTTTCTTAGATGCTTCTCGGTTAAAGATACCACGCTCACCAGACTTAGACTCAACCAGAGACAACCACTCACGCATGAATGTTTCCATATCTGGCTTCTCACTATATGCTACTGAGTTGTTAGCCAATGCTCTATGCCCTGCAGTTTCCCACCACTGCCCTGACTTAGCGTGACGCATCCTATCATCAGATAAATTACTCAATGAAATCATAGCACTACGGCGTACTCCACCTACAACAACTATCTGACCTATAAAACACATAAGGTCGTGACACTCCATAGAGCTAAGCTTACGACCTTGTGCTGCCTTGAAGGTAGCTACAGCGAAGTTAAACAGTTCTACTAACGGCGCTGGTCCTGATGCTCTACCACCAAACGTTTTAAGTCTAGCACCTGCAGGTCTAACCTGAGATACATCCCACTTAGGTATCTCACCAGCCCATAGTAGTGCTAGAACCTGACGGAATCCTTTAGCCCAGCCCTCTTTGCTATCCTTAACAACCACAATAGACTCACTATCAAACAACTCAGGTATCTCTGGTAGCTTCTTTATGAACTGTCTCTCAACAGAGAAGCCAACACCAGTACCACAGAGTAGTATATACATAGCCTCATCAAAAGATTTAGGATCATCTACTGGTAAGTAACTACAGTTATATCCAGCTGTATTGTCTCGATCCAAGGCAGGACCAGCTGTCATCATAGCTCTCATACTAGGCATAATCTCTTGACCAAGTATAGCCTGTTCTAGATCATACACCTCATTGTTATTTATAATTCTATCTACTTCATTACCCAGCGCCTTACGAACTACATTGTCCATGTAACGTTCTACTGTCTCTCCCCAAGACTCACGTCCTTTGCCATCAAAGTATTTGGCATAGCGTGACTTGTGAATGAACGCCTGATAGTCTGTTGGTAATTGGTTACTCATCTATTGTCTCCTGATCCTTGTATTTTGTTTCGTTCCTTACGTGATGAAAGCTTCTCAATATTAATGTTTGCTATCTCATCTAGGTTATACCCTATATCATTAGCCAAATTAGCCAAATACCAGAGTACATCTCCTAGCTCCTTAGCTACTTCATGTCTGTTAAAATTATTATCACGTACTTGTTTCTTAACCTTCTCGGCTATCTCTCCTGTCTCTCCACATAAACCTAGCGTTGGGTACAAAACCTTGTGTGTTGCAGGGTATATAGCAAAGCTAACTGCCTTAATCTGATACTCTCTAAAGCTATTCATTTTCTCTCCTTCACGTTTAAATTTTCTATATTCATATCGTCCACATCATATATAACATCTGTTATCAGATCGTGTACATCTTTTTCATGGCTATCCTTACTAGAAGATAATAAATTATTAGTATCATCTACCTTTGCTACAAAGCTAACGTTAAACTTTTTCATGCATTACCCTTTGTCTTCGTCCATCTGTTAAGTAGGATAACATTATCGTCTACCTTATACCCAGTGTCTGTTTGTTTTACAGCTTCTTCATATTGTTCTGGGAACATCTCCTTCATCAGATCGCCTCGTAGTTCTACAAAATCATCCCATGCATCAGGGTATAAATCTAAGAACGACTGTGCTGCTGCCATAGTAAGAGCTTCCTCTAGTGCTGCCTTCATACCTTCGTGTGACTCAGCCTCACCAAATACTAGACCTGTCTTAATGTGACCTGTCCACTCACCCTCGTCCATGATAGGGTGTAGTATAATAGCGATGTCGCCAGGCTTTACTTCATAACCCATCATAGTCTCCTCTTTACTTTAACACGTTGTTCCTTCATACGCTTACCTTTTTCTATTAGCCAACCTTCAGGTATGACTCGGTGCGCCCACTTGAAACCATTCTTCTCACACCAATCACAGTACCTACTCTTAGCACCCTTATATAGTTTAGCATTTGCGTTACTAAATACAAAACGTATATCTAGTTTAGGGTGTTGCCTCTGTACTTCTATATGCTTGCGGCGATCTCCAGCACTGAATAACCCTTTCGTCTCGATTATAATACCATTGTCCAATTCGAAGTCTGGTGTATAGGTGCGATACTTTAAATCTTCCCACTCTATCTTTAGCTTTTCATAGGATACAATCTTTTGTCGTGTCTCTAAGAATGTAGCGGCCTCTAGTTCAAGGCCACTACGGTAGTTTCTTCTATTGTGTTTACGAACCACGCCCATCTCCTATGTGTACATACTCTACCATAGGTGGTTCTTTCTTACCCTTGTATACACGAGAGGGTTGTTCGTTTAAGTCCCAACACTTATGTTTGAAGTCACACCAGCCACAAGTATTTTTATCCAGTACTAAGTTACCACTAGGCTTCTTGAAGTAAGTCTCAGGTACTGCTTCGTAGCAACGCTTGAAGGGTGCATCACTCTCAATGTAATCCACAGTAGATTGAATGCTATCTATGACAGCTTCTTTGTCCACCTCAGATGCGTCTACATACTTAAACTCACCGTTGCCTTTGTTGACTACCCACCAACCACCTACGTCCTTTCCAGCGGCTTCTGCGTAGCCTACAAGCTGTGATACATAGCCGAAGCTATCCTTGTTGTTGAGTGTATCAAAGCTTTCAAACTTATTAGTGTATGACCAAGGGGATGCAGACTTAACATCGTCAATCTTTCCATCCATCTCCATGTCGTACTCACCCTTGATCTCTTGACCATTGGGTAGCTTGAGTGTGACAATCTCATTATCTTTAAAGTCTTGGTTTACTGCACGTAGTAACCCCTTGAACACAGCCTCAACTATATCACCAAGGATCATGTTCATTAAGAAGTGCGGTGGGAAAGGTCTACGATCTTCTGGATCATTCTTTTCAAACCACAGCTGACAGGGTGCTTTACCAATGTTAGACATACGTAAGCGGAAGTCGCCACGCGGAGGTGAGTTAAACTGTTTGTTCAACGCCGCCTCAACATCAGCGGCAACCTGCTTGGTTACCGCCTCTGTCATGTTTGCTTCACCAGCCAAAGCCTTCTGCAGAAAACTGTAGATTGCTAATTCTGCTGGGTGATTCATTGGCCTACCTCAACAAAGTCATTGTTGATAATGTCAGACACTACAGACTCATCATCCTCAGACATAGCTTTATCAAACCTCTCATGGTATAAGTCTAAGATCTTACCATTGCTGTATTCAATAAGCTCAATGAAATCTTTTAACATCTCATTGTCACCCTCAGCAAGATCAACCCTATCGCCTGATGCTGCTTTGATCTTACCAAACTTAGCACCTGTTGGGATGCTATCTTCTACACCCATAAACTTAACAGTAGACATGATAGGTAGTAAGTTCTTGCGCTTGAGTACACTCAACACACCATTGATACTCTTGAGTGAGTCTCGGTTCTTAACGTCCATTACAAATGGTACGTCTTTATAAGAAGCCTTATCAATAGGTTCACCCTTCTCATTGATAGGATCATCAAGTGTTACTGTACCATAGTAGACGTTGACACGCTTAACACTACGGATGATTTGCTTAGTAGCATCATCTAAAGCTTGGAAGTCTTCGATCCAACCTGACGGTCTACCCAAGTTGAAGCCACCTATGCTGTCCTTCATATCACCATTGAGTGAGTTAGCTAAGACAGACTTCTCCATCTCTTCTGTTTCACTGTTCCAACGTTGCCACTGTTGGCGCTGGGCGAAGATACGCATAGTGACCCCATTACTGTAGACCTTTTCGTCACCACGATTGAGGATGAATGCACCTACTGGTACTACCTCAGTCTTGATTGACTTACCTGCTACCTCTAGTTCACCCATTAGGGGTGAGTGCAGCATACCCATACGTGATATGGATGGTGTTGCATCTCCGCTAGACGCTGACACGCCCATAAGTTCTGCCATTGATTGACCGCGTTCATTTGCGATTGATAGTTCATTGCTCATTTCTATACCTTTCTATAGATTCAAAGAGTTCCTAGTTATACATTATACGTCAACTGTGTCAAGCCAGTTTGATCCGATTTTTGCTTCAAGTAGTAATGGTACATTCATCACCACATTATATGTTTT